CGTCAACGGCCTGACGGTCGGAGACCTGGTGACCCAGCTGGTGCGCTACGTGAGTCCCGACTACGCACGATCGGGAGAGGGGCGGGCCCAGTACGCGGCCACCCGGCTCGCTGGCAATGAGATGCGGCGCGCGCACTCGCTCTCCACCCGGGACACCGCCCTGACCGATCCCCGGGCCGACTACCTGCGGTTCGTGCTCGATCCGACCCACCCCCGGATCGACCAGTGCGACCCGCTCGCCGACCACAACGAAGGGTTCGGCCGTGGCGTTTACCCGGTGAACCAAAGCCCATTGCCTCCGATCCACGTCAACTGCCGGTGTCGCGTGGTTCCGCTTGGCGAGTACGGCGACATGGACACGTTCGTGAATGCGCTGATGGTCGAGTACGGGCTTGAGGATCCACCCGATCTGTCGCCCGAGGAGTTGACGGTGTTCCGGCGCGAGACCGCGCAGATCCGCCAGGACGTGCAGGTGATGTTCGGCGCCTGGTTCCGCCAGACCGGCGTCGTGGCCCGCGAACAGCTGCTCGACACGTCCCCCACGGTGGCAGGGTGGGTGGAGACGGTGCAATCAGAAAGGCGGAGACGAAGGCGAAGCTAGGTCTGCCTGCCTCAGTGACCCTCCGAAACGCGTCATTAGTCCGAAATACACTAAGTCAACGAGCTAGCGCTCCAGACTAGCCCTGCGCTCACATCAGTTGTGTCTTGTTCTGAACGAACCCAAACACTAGACTTCAAGTGGGTCATAAATGGCAGTTTCATCCGCAAGGATGGATCTGAGAAGACTGGATCGCACGGACGGTCTGCTCGCAAGGCAGTCGTCGGTTTGGCGACCGCACCCGCAAGGAGTGAATGATGCGGCATCGACTGTCCCCCTTCGCTGTTCGTCTGACCGTTTTAGCCGTGTGTGCCCTGGTGTTTCAGGTATTGAGTCCAAGCTTGGTAAATGCAGCGCCTCCCCCTGAGGTTGGCATCTATGCCGAAGTCAGGGACAACTACGGTTGCGAGTTAGCGGCTCTGTTTGGTCCTACCGTCGCGGGGGCCGCAGCGGGCGCTGCTGCGGGTTCGATAATTCCTGTCGCGGGTAGCGCGATTGGGGGCGTGATCGGTTCAGGCGCGGGAGCTGCAATTGGGTTTTTTCTAGCGCTAGAGTGCAGCGAAGACGATGCAAAAATACTAGATAACGTTAGGAACTCGTTCTGGTATGCGTACGACGCAGTAGAGAAGCAGGGTGCTTCCCCAGGGAAACCTGACAACTATGTCCACCGATGGGCAGGTGTGTTGATTCAGGATTTTAAGGAAGGAACGGATAGCTCAGGCGCTCTGCGTACGGACGGATGGGGCGTAATAATTGGAGAGATAGGTAGAGACGCCTATTTCATTGGCGGTGGCTTTTGGGATGCCTACGAACGCGCTGTGAATGGCCCTAATGCTGTAGGAACCTCTCTCTATCCTGGCTATCCCACGAATGCCGAACACATTTGGCCTGGATCCACAATTCGGATTCAGAATTTCGAGGGCGGCTCGTGGGGCGACGCGGCGATCATTGGTACCGATGAGTCGGCCTGGATCGTGGCTGGCGGACATTGGGAAGCTTATTGGCAGCGCAACGGCCAGATTGATCTGAGAAATCCCCTTGGCCCTCTCTACAAAGACAGTGAGGGATGGTACACCCAAGACTTCGAGGGTGGCAAAATTCGAGAACTTAACGGCAAAATCGTGGTGGAGTTGAACAGTGACAATTCAAACACGCCTCCCGAGTTGCCCGCAGTCGGTCATGAAGAGCCGACATCTCCCCCAATTGAGCAGATTGAACCTGACGACCCCCAGGATCAGCCTGACGTCCCTCAGGATGACGCACCAATTGTCGAACCAACGGCGCCCCCGGTAGACAATTCCGAACAGCCCCCTGCAGATGAGGGAGACCCTGTTGTACCTGCTGAACCTGACTCAGATTCCTGTGGCGCAGAGCCTGTCGTTACCAAGTTCGATGTTCCCGACGACGTCGTTTCCTACAATATCAATACCGCGCCGGTCTACTACGATATCGAGATCGAGAACCGTGGATGTGCTGCATGGGACCCAGGGTACGTTCAGGTTATCGATGAAAACAATGGATATGGTCTCTACAGCGCCGATCAGGACATTGTGGAGCCTGGGGAAGTGCTGGAGATCGAGAACTTTAACTACTTCGACTCCGTCGGAACCCATACGTTGTACATCACCGCTGACAACGGAGGGGTGCTGTCTGACGAAATGGGGAGTAGGGCTACCCTAGAGATCGTCATTGAAGATCTGGGATACGATGGGGGGAACTCGGACAGCGAGACCTCAACCCATATGTCTCAGTTCGTCTCCATGTGCCACTACTACTGGGACGGTAGTGGCTGGGTAGAAAACACCTGCAATTACTCCGGGTCCACCTATATGGGTGAATTTCTCGACGAGCCACTCATGGATGGGTGCAACTACCTGTACGATGGGTATTACTTCTACCAAAACTACGATTACGACTGCGTCTGACAGAGACGCAAGTCGACAAAACCCCCGGCCAAGCAGGCCGGGGGTTTTGTACATCCATAAGTGAACGACTAGCTGGAGGAGGTTGGGTCTAGTTTCTTCAATTCGGCGCAGCTTGTCGGCAATGTCTGCGCGTGATACCGTGATCACAACATAAGAGACGCTCCTCCGCCCGAGGCGATGCAGTAGGCGGCCCTCCCAGATTGGGAAGGGCCGTTTTGTTTGCCCGGAACGGAGCGCCGATGACCCAGCCCACCTCCATCGCCCTCGCCGAGCGAGTCCACACCGGCCTCCTGGTCGCGCTCTGGCTGGAGCCCCAGGCCGCCGCCGAGCTGGCCCTCGCGGGCGGCGAGGCGGCCGAGGACCTCCACGTCACCCTCTGCTACTGCCCCAAGGTCGATGACGAACTCACGGCCTCCCGGGCGATCGCGGCCGTCGAGCGCACCGTCAACTGGCGGTCCGGCGTCGAGGGCAGGGTCGGGGGCTATGGCCGCTTTCTGGCCACGGAATCCAGCGACGCCCAAGCCGTGTTCTTCGCCAGCGTCGATGTCCCGGGCCTGGCGGATCTGCGGGCCGTGGTCGAGTCGGCCCTCTACGAGGCCCAATGTCCGCCGAGCGCCGAGCATGGATACACCCCGCACATCACGCTTGCCTACCTCGATCCCGGGGCTGATAACCCCGTCGATCGCCTGCCCGCCACTGAACTGAAGTTCCGGTCCGCGACCATCATGGTCGGGGACCGGCGCGTCGACATCCCGTTCTACCCGACGCTCGCCTTCGCCGAGACAGCTTCGCTCCATCCGGCTCGCGGCGTGGGGAAGGATGGACTGCGGTTCAACGACTTCCGCCAGCCGATCACCTTCACCGGCGCGTCCGAGTGGGTGCAGTTCCTCCCGCCCCCAGGCACCTACCATCACGTCTACTACGGCGACATGAAGCTCACGGCCGAGAAGTATGAGCGCATGGTCGCCAACTTCAGCGCCGGGGTCTACGGCCAGACCCTCCCGATCAACTGCGAACACGACATGCCGGCCAGTGGTGCGGTCGGCTACATCGCTGGCATGCGGATTGCCGACGATGGCTCCATCGAGGTCCGCCCCGAGTGGAATGAGCGTGGTACCGCGCTCATCGAGGGCGACCGGTTCCGCTACGTCAGTGCTGAATTCTTCGAGTCGTGGCAAGACCCGGTGTCCGGGGAATGGCACGACGACGTGGCGTTCGGCATGGCGATCTGTACCAACCCCCACTTCAAGGAGACCGTTCTCCGCCCCCTGGCCGCCACCGAGGCGCCAGGTTCATTCGCATTCACGGCCACAGGCCTAGCAGGAGTCCAAGAGATGGTTACCAACGAACAGAAGTCAGCGGAGCAGCCGGCGAGCATCACGCTCTCGGAGGCCGACTTCACGAAGCTGCGGGAGACCGCCAGCCGCGTCGAGACGGCCGAACAGACCGTCAGGAGCCTCACCGAGCGCGCCGAGGCAGCCGAGGGCCAAGCCCAGAAGCTTGCCGAGCGAGTCTCCACCATGGAGCGTGACGCCCGGAAGAAGCGGTTCACCGACCTGGTCGGCGGCCGCGGTGGCTCGAACGACGGCGCCCCCTGGTTCGGCGATCCGGCTGGCCATGTCGCGACCCTCGAGATGCTGGCCGACATCGGCGGCGAAGAGGGCGACGAGATCAAGCGCTACACCGAGCAGCAGAATGCGATCGCCAATCAGCTGAAGGATTCGAAGCTCTTCAGCGAGATCGGATCCAGCAATCCGGGCGAGTCCGACGTCGAGACCCAGGTCAAGGCCAAGGTCGCCAAGCTGCGAGAGCAGGATGCCAGCCTGACCCACGAGCAGGCCGAGGCGCGGGTCTACAGCGAGCACCCCGACCTCTACGAGGCGGCAATGAATGGCTAGCCCAGGGGCTAGCGACACGACGGGACACCGTCAACCGGCGGGTAACCGCCAGGGAGAAGCAGGATGGGATTCGAGATTCCGGGTTTCAAGGTTGGGACCCAGGTGGCGGCCGCGAACCTGACCGCCAATCGCTTTGTGACCTTCAACACGGCAGGCAAGGTGGCCCAGGTCGGCACCGCTGGTGCCAAGGCCGATGGTGTCGTGACCGACGCGGTGTCGGCCGATGAGGCGACGCCGGTCGAGACTCATGGGGTCGCGATGGTGGAGGCCGGGGCGGCGATCGCTAACTGCGGGCCAGTCACCAGCGACAACCAGGGTCGCGCGATCGCCACCACGACCGCCGGTCATCACCTCAACGGGATCGCGCTCGAAACGGCCGCTGCGGCCGGCGAGATCATCGCCGTCCTGGTCACCTACAAGGGCGTCGTGCCGGCTGCCTAGGCCGGGGAGATGTGACGGCTGCGGCCGCACGAAGGAGTACTGAGCAATGGCAGGCCCCACGCCGAATGACCTGCATGTCAATCGGCCCCTCACCAACATCACGGTTGCGTTCATGCAGAGCGCGGACCAGTTCATCGCCGACCGGGTCTTCCCCAACGTTCCGGTCGACCACAAGAGCGACAGCTACTACGTCTATTCCCGGGAATCGTGGAACCGCCCCCAGGCGAAGCCACGAGCCCGAGCAACCGAGTCTGCCGGCGGTGGCTGGGACCTCGATACCGCGACCTACCAGGCCGAGCGGTTCGCCTTCCACAAGGACATCGACGACCAGGACCGGGCGAACCAGGACGCCCAGTTCAACATCGACCGGGACGCGGCCCAGTTCACCGCCTACCAGCTGCTCCTGACCCGCGAGGCGAAGTTCGTCGAGAGCTTCTTCGGCACCGGAATCTGGACCACCAACCTGACCGGTGTGGCGGCCACTCCCGACCCTGGCGAGTTCCTGCAATGGAGTGAGGCGGGCTCCACCCCGATCGCCGACATCAAGAACGCGATCCTGACCCAGTCGCTCCTGACCGGGTTCCGGCCCAACACCCTGGTGCTCGGCCCGCAGGTGGTCGCGGAGCTCGAGGAGCACCCCGACATCCTCGACCGGATCAAGTACACGGAGCGCGGCCTTGTCTCCACCGACCTGCTGGCCTCGCTGTTTGGGGTCGACCGCATCCTGGTGCCGTTCCCGATCCAGAACACGGCTCCCCAGGGAGCGGCGGAATCCAATGCCTTCATGTACGGCAAGTCCGCGCTGCTGGTCTATTCGGCCCCCAACGCCGGGCTGATGATCCCGAGCGCCGGCTACACCTTCAACTGGCGCCGCTACATGGGAACCAGTTCCCTGACCCCGATCACCCGCCGGTTCCGGATGGAGGAGATCACCTCCGACCGGGTCGAGTCGGAGCTCTTCTTCGACATGAAGGTCGTGGCTCCCGAGATGGGGACCTACTTCGCATCGGCGGTGGCCTAATGGGCATCCAGTACGTCGCCCGGAAACCGATAAAAGTCGGCGATCGCACGATCCAGCCGGGTGAGGTCGTGCTCGCGGCGGCGACGTGGAAGAACGTCGGCGCCTATGTGAACAGTGGCCACCTCGCGGTGGCCCTGGAGGTGCCAGAGGGCGCGGTCCAGGATGCCGAGCTCAAGGCCCAGGTTGCGGCCCTCTCGGCCCGGGTTGCAGACCTCGAGCGCCTGGTGGCTGGCGAGGATGGTGAGGAGGGCCAGATCGAGGAGGTCGCCGGCGACACTCTCACGGGCTACTTCGATCCCGAAGAACTCCGCTCCTGGGACCGGGCACAGCTCGTCGAGCTCGCGGCCGACCTGGAGATCGAGAACCCCGGCGAGCGTGAGACCGAGGACCTGATCGCCGAACTCGTGACCGTCCCTGTACAGGCAGCGGCCGAGGAAGGGGAGGGAACCGGCGATACCAGAAACTCCACACGGGCCCAACCGGTCGATCTGTCGAACTGGAAACTGGAGCCCCTGCTCGCGCTGGCTGCGCGGGCAGGAATCCAGGATCCGAAGTTCACCAGGAAGGCCGACGCGGTCGCGGCTATCGAGGCAGCAACCACCCCCAAGCAGCTCGCGGACCTGGTTGCGACTCCTGAGGACCCGTCCTGATGGACCGCGAGGCGCTGCTGGCGATGCTCAAGAGCCGGTACGGCGATATCGCCACCGAAGCGGGGATGACCCTCGACGATGAGGAGACCGGCTTGAAGCCGGTGTTGGATCGCGTCCAGGGATGGTTGGACGTCGATCTAGCGCCAGCGCTCGAGTGGCATGAGCCGTTGGCCCGGTATGCGGCACTGGACTACCTGGCGGACCGCCTGAGCGTTCAGATGAACGTGTCGCGAGACGGCAAGTCCTACCAGCTCAACCAACTCTTCACCAACGTCCGGGCCCTCCTCGCCGATGCGAAGGCGGCGGTGGCCTGGTTCGTGGATCCGATCGCGCCGGGAACCAGCACCAGCGACATCCCGGTCGCCACCCCCTGGACCGTCATCGTTCCCGGACCCACTTGGTAAGGCACCATGACCGAACGCCCCTTCCTCTCCACCCGGATGATGAACGTCACGATCCCGCGGCTCAATGCCCGGGGTCTTGAAACCGATCTCGGAATCGATGGGCGATCCATTGCGTTCGATCACAAGGGCGAGGTCGTGGGCCCGATCACGGTGGCGATCGTGTGGGCGAACCGGGAACCACGCGGGGAGGGGTCTGACACCGTCAACACCATTGGGATCGATGGCGACCTGATTGGTCGGCCGGCGGAGTTGCCGGTCGTCGAGGCTGGGGACCTGTTCATGGTTGGGGACGCGCTCTGTGAGGTGACCAGCCCCGTGATCGTCGATGCCGGGGAGGCCCGATGCGGGTTCCGGCTCACCTCGGGAGGTGCCTGATGGCGGGCGAACTCGCGGTGAATTGGGGCGGCAGCGATCGCGCGATGGCCGAGCGGGTCATGGCCTACGGGCGACGGCTCCTCGAGGCCGTGTTCACCCTGGCGTCCGAGTGGGCCACCAGGATCGCCAACGATGCTCGGGCGGGAGCGCCCTGGACCGACCGGTCCGGCGCGGCCCGCAAGATTGTCGGGCGGGCCTTCCGGACCGCCGCCGGGGCCCTGATCGTGATCACCGGCGGGGCTCCGTGGTCGATCTACCTGGAGCGGCGCTGGGGCGGCAAGTGGGCCGCGATCATCCCGGCCCTGCAACGGGCCTACGCGGCCGTGATGGCATCGCTGCAGAGCTTGGTCCGATGAGCATCACGGGAGACCTCCGGACCATCCTCAAGGCCGACCCAGTCCTCACCGGGATTCTCCCGGGGGGGATTTTCGGGGTTCCGCTGGATCCCAAGGGGACCGAGACCAAGGACGCCTGGGTCGCGAACCCCCAGACGGGGATCAAGCGGCTCCGGCCGTGCGCGGTGATGCTCGACCCCCAGGAGGTGGATTCCCCGTTCGGCCTCAACCCGGGGCGGCGGCTCGACGTCGATCAATGGCCCGAGCTGGTGATCTACGCCGAGGCGACCGATATGGAGGCGACGTTCGACCCAGCCGACACGAGAGCGATGGAGCTGCTGCACGGGCAGCGAATTGGATTGGCCGAGATCACGGCGACCGGCTACCGGGCCCGGCCGCTCGAGGCCGACGAACTGTCCGGGAATATTTGGACCACCCTACGCCGGTACCGCGCCCAGCTATCCCGGCACATCGGAGGAGCATAACCATGGCTGACCTGGCAAACATGAACCGAGACGATCTCAATGCCCACGCGGCGGAACTCGGATTCCCGGATCCCGGCAAGTTCCCGGGCACGAAGGCGGAGCTCATCGCCGCCCTGGAGGAGTTCACCGCGGACGGCACCGTGCCGGATCCTCAGGTCGAGGAGACCTCGGGCGATGAGGCCCAGGAAGCACCCGACACCCTGATTCAGGACGTGAAGGCCTATCTTCGCGCGCCGACCCGGGTGAAGCCGCCGGCCGCCGTCATCAACTTCGGCGCCGATCGCCCGATCCGCGCGAGCGAGGAGTAAGCCATGGTCGCAGCACTCATTCACCGGACGAAGCGGGTCGAGTTCCTCGGACTGCCCAGCCCCTTCCAGGACCCGGCGGTCCAGGCGATCAAGGCCAAGGGCCAGCTCACCCGGAAGCGCCACCGGGCGCTCTGGAAGATGGAGCAGAAGCGACAGATGCAGGGCTTCTGCCGCTTCCCGGGCGTCACGATCCTCAAGAAGGGCCCGGAGTCCGGTCTCTCGCGGCCCTACACCTTCGGCCCCACCCAGTTCGTGGCCGAGATGGACGTCGAGGACATCGATCGACTGATGGCCGAGCATCCCGCGAACCCCCAGGCCTTCCGGGTCCTCGACGACATCCTGGTGGTCCGCGGGTGAGCCGCTCTCGTGTCCATCTGCAGTGCCCCAGCAGCAGCTGGGGCGTCGCGATCGACGCAACGGGCACGCTGGAAAAGCGATGCCGAGGCCAGAAGTGCCGCACCGAGAGCGGCGATGCGGTGATTCACGTTTTCGATCTAGCGACCGGGTCCTTCAAGGCCCGGTCGGAACAGGAGCCCACACGGGCAAAGGAGCAGCACCATGGTCGGCACCCAGATCCTCGGCATCGCTGATGCGGCCGTCTACCCCTACGTAAACGGTGTCCCGGGATCGCCCGGCACCAATGAAGTCCAGACCCTCACGATCACCGGGGGGCCAACTGGCGGCACGTTCACGATCACGTTCGATGGCCAGACCACGGCCGCGATCGCCTACGACGCCACAGCCTCGGAAGTGCAGGCGGCCCTGGTCGCCTTGAGCAACATCGGCGCCTACGACGTCATCTGCGCCGGCGGCCCGCTCCCGGGCTCGGCCGTCACGATCACCTTCGTCAACAACCTCGGCGGTCAGACTGTTGCCCTCGCGACCGCGACCGGCAGCTTCACCGGTGGCACGACCCCCACGGCCGCGATCGCCTCGACCACGACAGGCGATGCCGGCGACAAGGTCGACATCGTGCTCGTGCGCGAGGTCAGCCAGTCCACCGTCGTGAGCGAGTACGAGAACAAGGGCGACGATGGCGTCAGTGCCTCCGGGGCCAATCTCGACGGGTTGGACCTGACGGTCACCCTTGCGGCCTTCACCCCGGTCTCGGTCGCGGCACTCTCCGGCGGGACCGTCACGATCGGGGGCGTGGCGCCAAATCCGTCGATCCGCTACCGGCGCAACCGGGACGATGTGACCCCCTACGTGACCCTCGTGGGCCAGGCCCGGGCCAAGGATGCCGATGGGGGCATGGGCCGTCTCACCTACCCGAAAGCGATCTGGCGCGGCGGTCCGGACTTCGGCATGGCGATCGACAACTTCGCGGAACTGTCGTTCAACATGCGGGCGCTCCATGATGACGCGGCCGGGGATTTCTACCTGTACGACGTCTTCGACACCTACCAGGCCCTCATCTAGGCCTCAATCATCCATCGCGTGTATCGCGCATAGGAGATCCCCTCAATGACCACGTCCCCGACGCCCGTTCCCTCCGCCTCCAGTTACCGCCAGCGCCGCCAGGAGGGCCAGATCTGGCGAGCCCCCAGCGGCGAGCCGGTCCGGGTCCGAACCCTCGATCTGTCGGATCACGTCATCCTCAACCAGTTCCCTGACTACCTCCGCCAGATGATCTACAAGCAGATCGCCGGCAGCGCCAAGCTCCGGATCGTTGGCGAGAACAGTGACCAGGAGCTCGACGAGGAAGACAGCAGTCCATTTGACGGCCTGTCGCCGGAGGAGGTACTGCAGCGCGAGTACGAACTCGGGATCGTGCTCTGCAAGGTCAGCTGGATCGCCCCCAGGTGGTCGACGAGGTGACGGACCCCGAGACACAAATCGGGGTCGATGAGGTGGAGGCGGTCGATCGCCGGGCCTACATGGTCTGGGTGTTCAACGGGTACGCACAGGAGGCCCAGCAGTTGGCCCCGTTTCCTGAAGGACCGGCTGAAGGTGTGGGAGCTGTACAACGAGTACCAGACCTCCCACCTGCTCCCAAGCCAGCGCCTCCGGCTGGAGCCGCGATTCTCCGCAGCGACGGCGTATGACTTCGACGAGGCGGTCAAGGCAATGGGGCGAGCGATCGAACGGGCCTCGCAGCTCACCGACCGGGTCGAAGCGGATCCGGATCCCAAACCATCCAAGGGCAAGGTCTGGAAAGACGAACCCCGGTACACCCTCCGGGATCTGCTCTGGGAATCACCGGCGGAGGACGACTCAGACGACGAGCTTCCCGAGGAGTTCGCCCATCTCTCAGCGGCCCTGTTGTAGCCCGAATGGCCCCGACGCAATGCCTGGGCCATTCTCACCTCTGCGGGCTACTTAAGGGTGCACTTGGCGAGTAATGGACTCCTTGCACAATCAACATCCAATCGAGTCATTTACCGCTATCAGATCACCTGCTAGGCTGCGAGCACAGGTAATTTCGAGGCATTTGAAAGCGCTCGCATCCCCAGCGGCCCACCCGTGTCCGTGTGCAAGGAGGTTGTGATGGTGGTTCTTGGCCGATCCATGGGATCGAGATTTACGCTGATGCCTTACGGCCAATCGATTCCCCTGCGCACGCTCGACCGGACCGTCAACTTTTTACAAGTCGATGTCATGAATCAGATGTCTACTACCGATTGGCACCTGAAGAAGGTGCGCGGCCTGAGCAATTATGATCATGTGTCATTTGAGTCCTACTCTCGACCAGGCCGATTCCTCCGGCACTTCGGTCCAGATTCGCGGGTAGAAATGAGCAACGGTCTGTTCGACCCATGGTTCGGCGAGCATGCGACGTTCCGTCCTCGCTGGGCCCCTGGCGTCCCGAGTTGGGCACAGGCTATGGAGTTCGAGGCGGTGAACTACCCAGGGTGCTTTCTGCGCAAGGTCGGTGACCAGCTTCGGCTCTCGGCGCCCAACAATACTCAGCCGTTCACCGCGTTCGTGGAACGGGATCCGGCGTCGCTCGGCTATCGGACCATAGGGACAGGAGGCGGATGGACAAGCACGAATCGAGGCCCGTGGTACTGCGATAACTGGGGCCGATGCACCGGCCTAACGCCGTGGTTGGGCAAGCAAAAGGTCACCACTGTCGCCGTTGTGCTGTCCACAGGGCGGGTGGTCGTTAGCGCCGCAGTATCGCTGCCTTTCGTTGGCCTTTATCCGATCATACGGTTACATGGCCGCGGTTATTATGAACCCTACTATGGGGCTGTCTACTCAATTGAACGACTGGCCATGCCTTGCATGTTGTGAGATAGCTTGTTTCCTATTTCCAGCTCGAGTTATCGAGCGGATGTCCCACCCCTACAATCCACCCGCCAAAATGCGCTCAGGATCAAGCGAAAGAGAATGGAAGCACGGACACTGCCAATGGAGACTACGGGAACCCCTATCTACCTTCCAGAGCTGATGAGCTCCTAGCTGTGGATCGCATCGCACCTGAGCGAGCGTAGGATCAAGCGTGATTCCGGAAGTAATCGGCAATGCGAGATTAATGAGATTGATTCCGAATTCGCAGACCGCAAATCAGGCTGGGAGCGGTGACATGCCGCGCAACTGATAACTCGATCCAACCCACACAACGGCGCCGGGGCACGAGTCAAGCGTTGAGCCACCTACGATCAGCATTCTCAACTATGACCTGATCGGCTCTGACAAAGGGCCAGACGGTGTCGACGCCTCGATCATTGATGGCTTCGTATTTTCCGATGAGCGCCCCGAGGACCGTCACGCGATCACCTTGATATGCCCCTTCTGGGTCTTCATCGAATCCGACAATAAGTCTATCGGCACTACTTTCCGGCAACTCTACTTCCATGGTGAACACACAGCGAAACCTGAGCTTCTGGCCCGTCTGCTCCTCCAAATCGAATCCTGATCCGGGGGGCGCAATATTCAGTTGGGTAATAGTGCCAGAAATGGAGAACCGCCTCCCCTCCAGGTTCCAGGGCCGGACGAACAATTCGCGAGGATCGTCGAGGACCGGATAGTCGCTAACAGCAGCTGGTGATCCCTCAGGTGTCGCCTGAAGCGCGACCGCATCGTTGACGAGCAGGGGTAAACCGACAAGACCACCCATTAATGACCTGCGATTCATTCTTCACCTCTTTGCACGCGAACCAAAGTCGGATTCTATCAGCGACGACAGGCCCGCGAATAATCGCGGGTGTATAATGCCACTGCGATTGGGTAAGACCGTCCGCCCGACCATTGGAGGTCATGGAAGGCACCTAGCAACGATTTGTTGTTGCTCAGGGGCCGGACATGACCTCCAACCTCGTTAAATCCCCTCACAACCTAGCCCTCCACGAGGCGCGGCCATGACAGACAGTCTGGGCGCCGCCTCCGGTTCCATTGAGCTCGACGCCGCGAAAGCGATGGCAGCCCTCAACCAGGTGTCCTCGGGCATCTGGCAGATGGGGAGCACGCAGCCTGGGAACGGGTTCGGCTCGTGGATCCGCCAGAACGAACAGTCGATCAACACGCTCGGGACCAGCATCGCGGGATTCGGGGCCGTGGTGCTCGGGGCGTTCGGGATCGCGACCAACACCACCCTGAACTTCGATGCCCAGATCTCGGCGGTCGGCGCGACCGCTGGCGCGACCGAGACCGAGCTGGCGGCCCTGCGCGAGGAAGCGCTCCGGCTGGGCGCCGACACCACCATGGGTGCGACCGAGGCGGCCCAGGCCATGGAAATCATGGTCAAGGCCGGGGCGCCGCTCGAGGCCGTGCTCAACGGTGGAGCCCAGGCGGCGATCAACCTCGCCGAGGCTACCGGGACCAACATCGAGCTGGCGGCGGAGACCACCGCCACCGCGGTCAACCAGTTCAAGAAGTTCGGCCTCACCTACCAGGAATCGGCCGACATCATCACCCAGGCGTCGAACGCCTCCGCGCTCGACGTCAACGACTTCGCCCTGGCGCTGAAGACGGCCGGCCCGATCGCGACCTCGCTCGGATACGACTTCCAGGACCTCGCCAACATGATGGTGATCCTGGGCGATGCCGGGATCAAGGGCGAGACCGGTGCCACGGCGATCCGCAACATCCTGATGGGAATCGCGGATCCGGCCGGCGCGGGGGCCGTGGCGCTCCGCGAGTTCGGAGTCGAGGTCCAGAACACCGACGGCACCATGAAGGACCTCACCCAGATCACGACCGAGCTGGCGGCGACCTGGGACGACCTGAGCGCGGCCCAGCAGTTGCAGCTGGCCCAGTCGATCGCGGGCGAGCAGGGCGCGGCATCGTTCATGGCGATCATGGACGCCCAGACGGACGCGGTCGGCCGCAACTCCGACGCCTTCGCCGAAGCCGAGGCCCGCCAGAAGGAAACCGGGACCGCAGCCGAGCAGGCCGCTGCAAGAATGAACAACCTCAAGGGCTCAATCGAGACCCTCAAGGGCGTCCTCGAAACGATCACGATCACCTTCATGAGCCGCGTCACCCCGGCGCTCCAGGCGGTGGTCGAGGGGCTTACGTCCCTGGCCCAGATGGCTCTCCGGCTGCCTGCCCCGCTCCAGACGTTCCTGGTCGCGGCCACGGGGATCACCGGCGTCCTGGCGACCCTCGCGGGCGGAACCCTGCTCCTGTTGCCCCGGATGGTGGCCCTCCGAGGCGCCGTGCTGGACCTCACCAAAACCAAATCGGTGGGGGCTGCCTTCACAGCCATCCGGACATCGCTCCTGGGCTTCCTTGGTCCGATCGCGCTCGTCGTGGCTGCGGCTGGAGCTCTGTACCTCGCCTACAAAACCAACTTCCTTGGGTTCGCGGACCTGGTGAACAACGCGGTCTCGGGTGTCAGGAAGTTCGTCGACCAGTTCCGGATCGCCTTCGCGGGCCTGAGCCAGATCCACAACCCCGTGACCGCGCTCCTGGAGTCGTTCAGCCGGGCGCTCCGGTCGCTGGATCTCGGTCCACTCAATGGGATCAAGGAGACCGTGGCCAGCGCCTTCAGCGATGCCGGCAAGGCCGTCTCCGTCTTCGTCAAGCAGTTCGCGTCCCTCCGGAAGACGACCAACGTCTTGAGTGCCGCCTTCGGAGGGGTCGCGGATGCGCTCGACTCCATTGGGGGCGGGGACATCGGATGGATCAAGGCGATCTCCACCGGCCTCCGCTCCGCCGGCAGATTCGTCGAGGACTTCCTGGACACGATTGATAGTCTCCGGATCGCCTTCGGGTTCTTCCGGTCCCATGGCGCGGACCCGATTACGGCCGCCCTGCAGGCGCTGGGCCGCATCTTCCCGCAGCTCTCCGGCGTCGTGCAGCCCGTGATCGGCTTCATCGATCGCCTCAAGACGGCGTTTTCGAGCGCGCTGGCCACGGGCGTCAATCCGATCCACGCGGGGCTCTTGGCGCTGGGCTCGGTGGTCCCGGCGCTCGCCGGCTATATCGACCACCTGATCGCCCAATGGAGCGCCCTCGCGGACGCTGGCGGCTCGCTCGGCGAGGCCCTCAAGGCGCTCTTCGCCGGCGACTGGGCCGGGATGTTCGACGCCCTGGGGGACGCGGCGCAGAGCATGCTGGAGGCGTTCAGCCACTCCCTGCAGGGGCTCGGCTCCCTGGTGGCGGGCGTCGCGGACGCGATCACGAATCGCTTCCCGGCCCTTCGCCCGATCTTCGACGGCGTGGCCACGGCGGTCGGGGCCGTCTCGGGCGCGATCGGCAACCTGGCCGGGATGGCGATCGACTTCGCCACCCAGGAATCCACGATCAATGCGTTCAAGAACACCTGGGACTTCCTGAGGGACGCGATCGGCATGATCTCCGGCGCGATCGTGGACGTCACCGGGTACGTGATCGACTTCGCGACGAGTGAAACGGCGATCACCGCCTACCAGGCGGTGTGGGACGGACTGAAGACCTCGGTGTCCGCGATCGTCACATCGATCGGCGAGCTGGTCGGCTACGTGTTCAGCTTCGCCACCAGCGAGGCCGCAGTCAATGCGTACAAGGCGGTCTGGGACAGCCTCAAGGAAGTGATCGGCGCGATCACCAGTGACATCGCGACGGTGGTCGACTACGCGATCGACTTTGCCACTCAGGAATCGACCGTCAATGCGTTCAAGGGTGCGTGGGATGGGCTGAAGACCTCGGTCGACGCCATCGTGACGGCGATCGAGGCGGTCGTGGGATACGCGGTGGACTTCGCGACCCACGAAACCACGATTGCCACGACAAAGGGTGCCTGGGATGGGCTGAAGGCTTCGGTCGATGCCATCACGACCGCGATCGAATCGGTCGTCGGATACGCGATTGATTTCGCGACCAGCGAGGCCGCCATCGCGACCTACCAGGGCATCTGGGACGGGCTGCGGTTCGCGGTCTCGACCACCAAGAGCGCGATCTCGGTCATCGCCAGCTTCGTCCCGACGTTCTCAGCGACCGCCATCGTCGAGGCGTTCAAAACGGTGTGGGACAACCTGAAAGCCGCGATCGATGCCATCAAGGGCGCGATCGACACTGTCACGGGTCTGGCCCCGGACTTCAGTTCGATCACCGGCCCGATCGACGCCATCACAAGCAAAATCCAGGGAGCGATCGACGCCTGGAATACCTTCAAGGGATTGTTTGGTGGTGGCGGATCCGACCCAAACAGTGCCAGTGATGGAGAAGACGACAACCAGGGCAACCCGGACCCACCGGACATCACCGAGGATCCCCAGCTCCAGGAGCCAGGCTTCGCCGGCTACAACTTCACCGCCATTCTGGCCGGCCTCCAGTCGTTGAAGGATCGGATGGTCGAGACCAAGGCCACGTTCGATATCAGCATCCCGCCGATCGGGCTCGGGTTCGGGGCTGCGGTCACCTGGCCCGCCTCGCCCCTCGCGGCCCTTGCCAGCATCAAGGGCGGGTTCGATATCACGCTCCCCACGCTGGCGCTCCAGAGCCAGGCCAGTTTCGGCGCGGCCAAGCTCGCGGCCGACACCAACATGGTCGGTATGTCGGCATCGGTTGGGGCGAGCCTCGCCGGGGTGCAGTTGTCCTTCCAGGCCGGGCTCGCGGGCGTTGCCGCGACGAGCCAAGCCCAGTTCAGCGCGGCGAAGGCGGCCGCGACCAACAACGTTTCATCCATGAAGTCGTCGGTCGAGTCCTCGACCTCGTCCATGGCATCGGGCGCTATCAGCAATATCACCCGCCTGAACCTGCTCAGCGCCATACAAATCGCGTTGCTCCAGTCTCGGGTTAAGACGGCCATGATGGACATGAACACCACGGCCGCAACCCAAACCTCAATCATGAACATCATCACCGGTGCGGCGTTCTCGACGATGCGGAGCAATGCCAGTTCGGCCATGACCTCAATGCGGAGCGCCGTGAGCGCCGGCATGGCGGGCGTGGTCGCGGCAGTCCGGAGCGGGATGTCGAGTGCCGTGAGTGCCGCCAGTGGCATGTCGGGCCGGTTCTACGGGGCGGGGGCCGACGCGATCCAGGGCCTGGTGAACGGTGCCCGGAGCCGCCTCGGGGCCCTGCAGGCCGTGGTCAGCGCCGCGATCGCGATCATGGCCAGTATCCCGGCCCTGGGCAACTCGCCCTGGCCCATGATGATCGGCGCCGGCCATGACGCCCTTGACGGCTTGATCCAGGGTGTGGCTGAACGGCATCGCGCCCTGGGCCAGGTGATCGACCAGACCATCCGCTACTTCAGCGATGCCAGTCCGATCCTGAGCAGTTCCGGACCTGGCTACCACCAGGCGCTCCTCACCAGCCCGGTGGCGGCCGTCAGCAACGTGACCACCTACAACGTCTTCACCCTTCCGACCGATGAGTGGGTCGAGGTCGCCACGGCGGCCCGTACCGCGCCGCAGCGCACCGCGACGCTGATGCAACGGGCGCGGTCCCTTCAGCCGCAAGGAGGACGGTAGCCATGGCGAAGGTAACGATTGGGTCCAAGCCAACAAGCAACCCCGCCGGGTACGGCGGGTTCCTGGGCGACACCGGGTACCTGCGCGGCACGACGTTCGCCGGCCGCTCGAAGCCCTATTGGATCGTCCGGCTCGGCGGTCGGGTCGGAAAGTGGACCAGCTCCCCCGCCACCCTCCGCTTTGGCGCCTACCTGGCCAACGTGTCCACCTGGCAGCCAGCGGCGCTGGCCGTCCAGACCGGGACGGTTTCGGTCACGGTGCTCGGCAATGCGGCGACGGGCAATGCTGGTGGCGCCAACTACGAACTCCCCGTCACCGCGCCGGTCCTGATCGCGGCGAGTCAACCGCTCACCCTGTCGGCATTGGGCACGGGAGCCTCCTGGTGGCACGGTCAGGACAACTCTGGGGCGACGATGCACGAGCGGTCAGGGCTTTCCAGTCTGCCGAATCCCTTCGGTGGCTCGCCGCGCCCAGAAGGCACCATGTCGCTGTGGGCGATCGCCTTCGAAAACACCAACCCGACGATTCCCACCGGGACACTGGAGCCGGCTCCAGGCACCACGACGATCGATCCCACACCCACCATTGCCTTCGACTTCCGGGATGCGGAAGAGGTGCTGGAAGGCTTTAGCCTGGGACAGGGCGACTACCTCAAGAAGTATCAGGTGCAACTGTACGCCGGCGCCACGAAGGTCTATGACTCTGGCCTTGTGACCGCGTCGAGTGCGCAGCGCACAGCGCGGCGCGTAAGCGTCACCATTCCGAGTGATATTGATCCAGGACTCTACAAGCCCCGGGTTCAGGTCTGGGACGCGGCGGATGCTCCGTCCGGCTGGAAGGAATGGACCTTCACTCGGGTCGGCGCGGGCTCTCTGGTCCTTACCTCGCCGAGCGGTCGGATCAACGATCAGTCGCCCGATATCGCCTGGTCCTACTCCCACGCCGAAGACCTCGCCATGGACCGGATGATCGCCCGTATCACCACGCCGGCGGGCGCGGTCGTCCGGTCGGACTTCGACTTCGACTTCACCGTCGACCCAGTGGATCCGTCCACCGGAACCATGCTCTTCGCGGATACCGGCTGGGCCGACCTGCCGGCGGGCAATGACTACCTGGTGCAGGCTCGGGCGGTCGATACCGATGCTCAGCCCAGCCCCTGGAGCAACGCGCTCGCGTTCCACGTCAATGCCGCCCCGATGGAACCGACCAGCCTCCTGCCGGCGGCCGGCGGCCGGCTACGTCACCACCTCGCCCCCGCAGCTCAGCGCCCTCATTACCGACCTGGACGATGCCAGTTCGACGCTGGCCGTGACGTTTCGGATTCGGGATAAGAGTGTCGGCGGAGCGGGCACAGACCTGACCGGGCTCTACAATCCCGCCAACGGCCGGCACTACGTCGAGTCCGGGTCGGTGCTGGTGGGCGGCGGCTATGACGACTATGAGTGGCAGGTGGAGGCCACTGACCCGGGTGGCCTGGTCAGCACGGCTACGGCCTGGCGCACGCTCTCCTACGTCGCTCCGCCGGTGATCACGATCGTCGCCCCGACCGGCACCGCGACCACCTCGGGCCCGCTGTTCGACTGGGATATCGATCGCGCGCAGACCTCATTCCGGCTGCGTCTGTATGACGACACCACCGGCGCCCCGCTCCCGAGCGCTGACAGCGGGTGGATCACCCGAGTCGATACCGAGCACACGCTGCCCTACGTGTTGCTGCGTGACGGCACGACGGTTCGCGGTCTCCTGGAGGTGATGACGACCGGGGACGTGCCTGGCTCGATCGAGTGGACGTTCGACGTTGCCTACACGCCGCCGCCGACCCCCACCGGGTTCACCGCCACGCCGGTGATGGAGGACTTCGACTATCCAGGCTCACCGTCTGCGGTGCTGCTCAGTCATGACGCTGCCCTCACCGACGAAAGCGATTTCGATGGCTATGTCTACCGCGCCCGCACGGTCGGGGCTGACGAATGGGAGGATCCACCCCTCGCGCTGCAGACCTCGGTGGCGAACACCCAGCTCATCGTCGATACCGCCCCGTCCGGCGTCGCCCGCGAATACAGCGTGGTCCAGCGGGTCTGGAATGAACTCGACCTGATCGAGTCGCTGCCGGCGACCGCGACCGCGACCGTCCACCTGAAAGCCACGGTCCTCTCCGTGGTGATCGGTGGCCAGGGACGGGCGGTCCTGCCGTACTGGCGGACGCGCGGCATCACGCCGGTGCGCGACCGGGTCGTCCGGAAGAACTGGTCGCGCTACCCCCGGATCGTGACCGGCCCTGGCAACTACCAGGTGATCAGGGGCACCTTCCGGCTTCACGCCGAGCCAGGATCTTCCTGGAGCGCCGCTGACCTCGCGGCCGCCGTCCATAGCCTGGCCGACGTCTGGATCGATCAGGAGGGCAACGTCCGGGACAAGGTGCTCTGCTACCGGGATCCACGCGGTCGGGTCGCCTATGTCTCGCTGCTCCAGGACGACGAGGAGGACCTGCAGGACATCCACGGCGAAATGGATCTCGAGCTCGTGGAAGTCGGCTACCCGGGAGGCGTGACATGAGCACGCGCTTCGTTCCCTACTCCGACCCGGGCGCGATCGGGGTCATGACCGAGCTCTGGCGAGCCGACCGCTACGGCAACCGGATCGCCCAGGTGGACCCAGCGATCCTCGAGGCCGGCCGGGTGGATTTCAATGAGGATGTCGCCATCAAGCGATCGTTCTCCATCGCCGTCAATGACCCGTTCGCCTTCGACCCGCTCGATGACTGGTTGATCCCGGTCGTCGCCATTTCCGACCCGGAAGGCAACGCGGTCCGTAAGCCCCAGGGACTCTTCCTGGTGACCCCACCGTCCACCTCCACCCAAGTCAGCGGGTCGATCGGCCAGGTCGAGGGCCGGGATGGATGCCAACTTCTGGTGCTGGCGACCCGGGACGACCTGGTGTGGGTCACGGGTCAGGACGGGGGGGCCTTCGTGCGCCAGTTGGCCTACGAGGCCGGGTTCGGCCTGGCGCAGGTCCAGATTCCCGATACCGGCGTGGTGGCGACCGAAGATCGGCCCTGGGACCCGGGAACGACCGTCTTCGCCGCCATGTCGGACGTGATGGTCGACTGCAATCATTACGCGCCCTGGTGCAATGCAGCCGGGTACCTGGTCAGTGCACCGTACCAGCCCCTCACCGACAAAGCGCCGGTCTGGACCTACACCAACGCCACCGACCAGGATGCCTCCTGGCTCGAAGGCGCGATCACGGAACAGCCCGACTGGAGTCGGTTGGCGAACAAGGTCACCGTGCGCCGGCTCGGGAGCGGCGACGAACCGAGCCTGGCCGAAACCCGGAAACTGCAATCTCCATTCCGCGACGCGGCTTTGAGATCGCCAATCCCCCATACGACGACATCACGGAGTTCCCCGCGGCCGCGGTGACCGAGGAGGAGCGCCGGGCCTGGATGCAGGCCAAGGGGCAGGCCCTGCTTTCCGAGCGGGCGTCCCACCTCCGCAAGTTGGCCCTGCCCACGTTCCCTGACCTGCTCGCGGACGCCCACCAGGTGGTGGGCCTGGAGATCCGGCATGGATCCCGCGTGACCTACGAGGGCCGATGGTGGCGTTCCGGCTGGAGCCTGACGCTCGACGGCGGAGGGACAGCCATGGTCCAACAGTTGAAACGAATCGAGGTATGGCAATGAGCGACGCTCAGGCGTTGGGCGCATTTGTCCAACTGGCCGCAGAGGACAACCGTGCGATCGCGCTGGCGGCGAACGGCACCAGTGACGTGATGACCGTGACGGCGATCAATGAGGGGCGCATCGTCGTCCAGCCGATCGGAGGCGGGACCGAGTGGGCCGTCTCGACGCTGAAACATGTCGTCTGCGAAACGGGTGACGAAGTCCTCGTCCTGCGTGTTGCAGGCAAGTGGATCGTCACCGGTGTGATCAGCGCAACGATGGGAGGGATCTAGCCATGGTGCTTGGATCGAATACCCTCAGTCTCCGGGACGACATCCTGGAGCAAGTTGAGAAGAAAACACAGGGAATAGAGACGGCCGCCGGGCAGGTCGCGGACTTCGCGCCAATCGTGGAAAGCGTTCAGAGCGATGTCGACACGCTCGGCACCAACCTCTACGACACGACGGCCAAGGTCAACCAGGTCATCAATGTCACCTACGCCGTGCGCGGCGCCAACGATGGCGTCACCGACGACACGACCGCCATCCTGAGCAAGATCGAGGACGCCCAGATGACGACACCGGGCCCGGTCATCCTCGAAGATGAGCACAAGATCGACGGCACGATCGTCGCGCAACCGGGCATCCCGCTGCTTGGGCGGGGGGCCGGGGTAACCCGACTTACAAGTGGCGGGAGTAACGCACCCGGACTCGACTTGCCGGATGGGGGTGGGCACGAGGTTGGCG